CTCCGACCTGCATATCAGCGATGGCGGCAAATCTTTGTCCTGCTTGGACAACAATTCCCATCAACGACAATAATGTCTGTGATGGTTCTTTGAAAGGTAGAGTCATAAAAGCATCCTTGATGTTTCCACCAGGTGCATCGACATCTCTAAATTCGCCGGGCTGAATAGCCTGTGCTTCGTCTCTTACACGTATTCCTCTTTGTTTAAAACCTGCAGGGAGGTTACTTAATGTACCTGCATCTAATAATTGACGTAGAGCAGTGGTTGCTGTTCTTGATAAACCGCCAATCATATGAATTAATCCAAAACCATAAAAGCCCATTCCAGGTAAAAATCTGAAATGAACAAAGTATTGTATTTTGTTTTTTAATGAATCTTCTTGTTTGTAGTTTCGTCTGATTGATAAAACTTTTCGTGAATTCTCTTCTATTGTTACAATATAAGGAAGCTTAATTCCTGTAGGTTCTCCGTCTTGTCCAATATCTTCAAACCCTTCAAGATCTAAATTAACATGACACTCTAGGATCGTAAATATATCTTCATCTCGTGTTTTTTTAATTCCTTCGAGTTGTCTTTCTTTTTTCTCGACCTCTGTTTCCTGGTCATAACCGGGTTTCAATTCGATATCAACATAAAAACCAGAGACTTGTTTTTTTCTTAAGTCATTTTCTGACATTTTAATGACATGCATAACCGCCTCCGCATCGGCTAATGAGGTAGCCGTATACGGGACAATTAAATCGTCAGCTTGTATAAACTTGGAAACCGCTCGTCCTAAAAGTTCATCATAATAAACTTTTTTGAAAGCAGATCCTGCTAACGGTAGATAAAAGAGCATTTGATCGAACTCAGGTTCGTACTCTTTCATAACATCCATGATTTGATAATTCATGAAATTTTTAACTCGATTAGACTGTTCTTCTTTTTGTCTAGTCGGTCTTCCTAAGACTTGAGTCCGTACAGGACCCATTGCTGGAAGTAATTCTTTATAAGCTTGTGCTTGAAACTGTGTCACCGCTTCTGCGAGCACGGGGTGCGTTGCACCACTGGCTCCTTGAAACGGTTGTGTTGGATTCACATACTTGAATCCTAATAAGTCTAAACCTTTTGTATAGGTATCTTCCCATTCTTTTCTTGACCCTTTATACTGCATGTAATTTTCATACAGGTCCGAACCAATCGGGTCTAAGATATCATCGGATAATGTGTCCGCTAAATTAGCAAAATGATCTTGAGGATTCTGTTGTTGAGCTCTGGGATCAAAATTGATTTCCGCTCCACCTTCTTCATCCATAATAACTTCAGCACCATCGGGGGTCACTTCCGATAGCTTATCTTCTTCCGTTACAACGATGTCTTCTTTAGGTAATACGACTTCTTGGTCTACGTTCGGTAGAGCCTTGTCGATGTTGTCTTTGTCTGCCATTGATGTTCTCCGATTTTAACACAGTTTTAACTTGTTTTAAAGGTACATTCAACCCTTGTGGACACGGTCCTCTTAAAGGAGGAATTGTTAAAGTCAATCTTTTAATCTTCTGGGTCATTGACTCCTCTGTTTTTCCATTTGTCGTAGCCCCACATTCCAGCACTGATTGCCAGACCCGGTATGCCAAATCTTCGTGCGACGAGTGATAATGTTCTAGGACTCATTCCCATTCTTAAGGCTTTTAATAATAATGGATTCTTAACTCCTCGAGTTGCCATCTCAGCTCCTGTACTTGCGAATGCAGGTGCCATCCAATTTAATGGATCTGTGGCAATGTCTCCCCACTCCGTTCCTCCTTTTCTTTGAGCTGCTACACTGATCGGAAGGGTGGCTGCTACAGCCAGTGGAGAGAAACTTGCTCCTAAAGCTTTTCCTAATACCCCTTTGATTCCTAAAGCGGCTCGCGCTGGACCCACTCCTTTTTCCATAGGCCCTATAAGTTTATCTGGACGAATGGCTCTTCGTTGTTTGTACACTTCTCCGGCACCAGGGATCGCGCCTGCAGCTGTCGCTGCCGCTAAACCTGGATACTGCCATTTTAAAATTTCTTCATCAACTTTTGGAGTTTCTCCTTCAATCGTTGCCAGAAGCATTCCTTTCATTTGACTTTCGTCTGTTAAATACGTTGTTGGGTCATCAATTCTGAATTGTTTCACTAGCGGTTCTATACCTGCACCTACCGCAGCAAGTGCTGCGTATGGCGCAGCTTTCACTCCGCCTCTACCCAACATACCTAAAAAGGTTGTTGCTGCATTTTTAACTTTACTCATTGCACCACTGGTTGCTTCAGCCTTAGAAAATATTTCTGCTGTTTTTACAGGATTAGCATCAATAGCGGCTGCACAGTTTCCTGGTAAGCCTCCTTTAGATAAAAAACTACAATAAGCTAACTGTTCTTTTTTAGATAAACCTTTTATTGTGTTTTTAAGCTTTCCTAATATTTCTTCTGCCGTTTTTAACTTTGTTCCGAGCTCTGGTGTCCATTTTGTTTTTTCAAAGCTGCTTTTCATAGCCGTTTGTGCCGCTTCCGGTAAAGTTGAAAATCGTCTTTTTCCTAAAACAGTCTCAGGATCTTTAAAACTAAATTCAGGTAATCTAATTTTTTCAAAACCTGGATTATTAGCTCTAAAGTTTTTTATATAATTTTTGTGATCTAATCTTACTTCTTTCGCCAGATCCCAGTCTTTTGCTTTTATGGCTTTGTTTAATCTAATTGCATTTCTAGAAGTTTGAGCATCCACTTGAATTTTTAATTTTGTATTCTGGTCATTAGTCAATATCTGGGTAAAAATAGAATAAGGATTCTGTCCAGCTGTGGCTCCGGTTCTCATCGCCATGATTTCATCAACTGATAAACCTTTTAAACCATATTTTTTGAATAGGTCCTTAATACGCAGTTGTTTGTTAACAAATCCTTGTCCACCAATATTTTTAGGATTAAATATGTTATCAAATTCTCTTACCGCTATATCCCTGGCCGCTTGATGCCATGCTCCTCTAATTGCACCACTTTTTCCACCTGCTTGAAACTTAATATTATCTTTAATTTTTTTAGCGAGTCTCTTATCTACGCCAACTCCTTCTAGAGGAATGGAACCATCTAAAACTCCAGATAATTTAAGAAGAGTATGGGGTGTGTACTTTGCATCCACACTAAATACCTTTTTAATAATATTGTCAGGAATCGAGTCTCCTTTTTTCCAAGTCTTTAAAAAATTTATAAAGGATTTGTCCTTCATCAAGTTTTTTATGGCTTCTGCAGTTTTAGGCCATAAGGGTGCTGTTCCAATACCAGCGCCTCTATGAAACAATTTTAATTGTTCTATTTGGGTCGCGGTAGGCTTTTTAAACGTGTAAAATCGAGTGGATCCTCTGACATCCGGATCTAAAGGTTGTTGTATTAATTCAGGCTTTAATGCAGCATATAAACTATAGGCTCCACTATGTTTCTGTAAACCATGTGTAACTTTATGCGGTACAGACCTACCTGGTGATACCTCCATTCCTAAAAGTTTTCCTAATTCTGTTCCGGTGATACGACCTTGTGCTCTTACGGATTTCAATAAATTTTCAGATTTAATTCTGTTTTCTAAAATTTTTCTCAGATTCCCTTTATCCCTTGATGCCATCCACCATTCTTGTACCGATTTGTTGGTTGGATTAATTTCTTCTAAAATTCTTAATTCCTGTGGAGTCCATTTATACTCGGACCATAATTTTACTCCCATTATACCTCCAAGATCCTTGCGAGACCGCCATGCTTTAAATGATGCCCTAGTATCGCTCTTAAACGTGCCACAATTGTTTTCATATAATCCGTACTAATATCTCCAGAAGCCATATATTTTTTGGGAATAATTAGTTGTCCTCCTAATTTAGGAATATCAAGTCTTTCCGAGAGTTTAGTTCCTATATTAAATTGTTTTTTGGGCAAATCTAAATATTGGACTAATCCAGATTTAGTTCCTTGTCGATGAGCGTACCATTTAGCATCCCCTAAGTTAGTTGTGAAAAATCTTCCTTTTAAACTAGATGGATAAGCTTTCCCTGCCATAGAAAATCCTTTATGAGCGGGTTCTACTCCTCTCCATACT